TAGATAAGGATGTAGGAGATTTAATGTTAGAAGATGGAGTAGAATTAATATGCGAATCTTGATAATATTAATATTATTAACTGGTTGTAGTGCGAAGTTTGATAGCTTCGATCCTACTACATCTGCTTTACGATGGATAATAACAAATGAAAAGAAATAATAGTTATAGATACCCAAAGACTCAACGGGAAAAGATAGAAGGTAAACGGCACTATGTGTTTGATAAGGAGAAGCTGCCATCAGTGACGACGATCTTGGATGCCACGCAATCAGCCGAGAAGCGCGAAGCGTTGGCCAAGTGGCGCGAATCGAAGGGAGAGGAAGAAGCGACGCGGATCGTGGATGAGTCTGCTGCACGGGGGACCGCGATGCACAAGATTCTTGAGATGTATGTATTAGAACAAGGTTATCTTGATGAGACTAATGTTGGTAAACAAGCACACAATATGGCGATACAAGTTATTAATAGTGGTTTATCTAATGTTACAGAGTACTACGGCACAGAATGCACTCTATACTACCCAGGTCTATACGCAGGCCAAACAGATTTAGTAGGTGTGCACAAAGGAGCTGATGCCATCATAGACTTCAAGCAAACTAATAAACCAAAAAAGAGAGAATGGATTGAAGATTATTGTCTGCAGTTAGCTGCATATGCAATGGCGCATAACATTTTATTCAACACTCAAATAACTAAAGGTGTGATTATGATGTGCAGCAAAGATAATTACTATCAAGAGTTTGTAATTGAAGGCAAAGAGTTTCAATCATACAAACATAACTTTTTAAGGAGGGTTGATGAGTATTATAAAACAAGATCAAAGACGACTGGATAATATAGCAAAAGCATATTGGAATACATCGGGTGAAATGAGAGAGATGTGGGGTCGTAAGTGGTATGAATTAATTAAAAAGATAGGAAGGAAATTAGATGAGACTAAGAGACTTACAAGAGATTCTAGACAAATTCACTAACGGGCAGAAGGGCACAATAATATCTGATTGTCCTGTTTATATTGAAACTATGTCTGGACATTTAGAAGATATACGTAGAATTGAAATACAAGAGAGCACAATAATTGGAGATCATAACCCGGCAAGAGTAGTAATTAAAGCTGATAAAGATGAATTGTTTAGATCACTTACATATAAACAAAATTAATAGAATCCATAATGGATACGGCGCCAAGGGGTGCCTGCCGGGAGACTGGGAGGCACCTTGTTTGAAATAGATTTGGTCAAGTATCCTGACGTATTTTTACGTAGCAAATCACACGAAGTAAAATTTCCTTTGGATGATAAGACTGCAAGACTTATTAAGTGGATGACCAAAGCTATGTACCAGCACCACGGCATAGGTTTAGCTGCTGTTCAGGTTGGGTATTTGCAAAGAATATTTGTGATGGATTGCACGCGCAGCAGGGAAAACCCAAAAGCGTATATAAATCCAGAAATTGTAGAGAAATCTGATGAAACATTACGTGATTCAGAGGGTTGTCTATCAGCCCCAGGAAAACAAGGAGATGTAAAAAGACACATTAGAATCATTCTAAAGTATCAAAATGAAGATGGAAAGGAGGAGAGAAAGACATTTTACAATCTAGAGGCTAGGTGCATACAGCACGAGATGGATCATTTAGATGGTAAGTTGTGTATAGATTATGAAAAAGGTGAGTATAGTAGGGACAAACATAAGTCCCAAACAATGGTCGAATCTGATTTTAGAACTAAATCTGATACGTAAACAGTGGAAACCGTATGCTAAATTTGAAATACAGGGCCCTGGAGTTAAGAAAATTATTAAAAATGGCACAAATGTGTTCAAAATTGTGTAGTGTGCCAGTGTATAGGGGAATTCTAGGGCAAATTTTTTTTTCAGTGATCAAAAAAATATGGTGGCACAGGTGGCACAGTGGTCAAAATCGACTAGAAGTGTTGGTATTAGCGAATAATAGCTGTGCCACGACATCGATTTCTCTTGGCACAGCTTGGCACAAATGGCGTAAATACTGGCTTTTTTGCAATTATGCCTTGGCACACTCCCTACTCGACGCGCGCGACCTTTTTTGTTTTTTTAAAAACTTTTTTGCCCAAAAATCTCCCTATACAGTATATAGATTAATATGAGACGTCCTAAAAAATCAAAATACAAATCTGTTGTTATCAAAAAGAAAAGATATTACTTCTACAAAATCACGTGGTTGGATATCACGGGTGATAGTGGGCACGCAGATTTACATACGGCATCTGGTTTTATGCCATCAGAGATGGTAACACACGCGTACTTGCTTAACAAAGATAAAAAGAATGTAAGAACCTTTGCAAGTTATGAAGTTAATGATGAGTTATTTAGTGATAGAAATGTATTCCCAAGAGGGTGTATAATAAAAATGGAGAAAATAAATGAAAAATAAAAAATTTAATTATGATGGTAGATCAAGACCATCAACAGATTTATACAAAGAAAACTTTAATAGAATCTTTAATCCGACGTTGACAAAGAATATGCCCAATGTAAAATGGGATCAACTTCCACCAAGGAAGGGACCTAACTCACAAGGAGTGACTTATGGAAATAATAAAAAGAACGGCAAATAAAATACACGAGTATTACTGCCGAGCAAATGAAATGACTAATCGGATTCAGGGTCTTGTTTTACTTCTGATGCTTCTGGTTTTGATTTTCCAGGCGTAACATCTTTAATATCTTCTTCATACATTTGATCTAATTTATCCTGTAATTCTTCAGGAGATAACTTACTAAGATCTACGTTTGCGTTGATATTAACTTGCCTATCAATATATAATCCTCCGACTTGGCCCCGATTCTTTTCGGCGGTCACGGCGGGGGACATCTGCTTTAACTTCCTAGCTTCATCTCTTAACTTAGCCATCTCTTGCAAATGACTTTGATAGTTTACACCATACTTCTCTTGAGCTTCTTGTCTTAATTCTTTTATGTAGGCTGCAACCAATGGATATATCCTTGGATTCTTTAACTCTGATGCAGCTTGTCTTGGTCTTGTCTTGTATCCAGATTCAAATGCACACTCTGCAGGACTTTTACGCCCAGCTTCGTACACTAATAAGTTTGCAAACTTAATTTGATTCTCTGTCAATGTTGGTTTTTTTGGCATTCTTGACTTTTATATTACGTACGATTATAAGTCAATATTGTGTACGATGTACGATGAAACCAGAGTCAAAATTTTGGCAGTTAGTTAAGAAGAATACACCTAAAATTCAGTGGACTAGACTAGAATCTTGGGCATCCTTTGGTGTGCCAGATCTGTTGGGATACAATGATAAGTGTGGTTTTTTTATGGTTGAGCTCAAGGTAATAAATGGCAACAAAGTACACTTCTCACCACATCAAAAGTTGTTTCACTTAACTCGTATAAAACGTAACTTTATACTCGTTCAGATACCTTCCCTCAAATGTATAAAGTTGTATAAAAGCACCGCGCTCCCCGGTCTGCTTGCAGACCACCGCGAAACGCCTTCCCTCGCAATGAATGATTGGGACCACATTCAGCGCTTGTTGCTCGAGTCCTCCTCGGACGCTTGATCGCTTGCTTGCTCGCTCGTCGGCTCGTTGCTCGTGGGCCCACCCACCCGCCGTGCTCGCTCGCTCGCTCGCTTGTCCGCTTGTTCCTGCTGCTTGCGAATCCGCTCGAGCTCCTTGTAATATTTTGGATGATGCCACATTAGAATCATTCTAAACTAGTGGGCCAGATAGGCAACGTTTTTAACTTTCTTATCCCAACACGCCCGGCAGTCCTTGCACTCGTTGTCTTGTTTCGGAGCGGGACAAGTCGCCTTGCTCGGGTCTGTTGTTACAGTCGAGGTGAATTTAAACTTGCCCGCCGCTTCCTGATTGACCATCGGCATAGAAAAAATTAATTTTAGATTCTCCGGCGCTCTGTCCTGGTATTTCTCCGTCCACGCTTCCCGCGTCGGTAACCAGTGTTGAACATCCGGGGAGCGTCTACACACTTCGAAGATCTTGGCCAGGTGTTTCAGGTCCTGGATATCTCCGGAGTCGTGCCATCTAAAAAATTTTGTTTTTTTGCTGTTGATCTGCATTGCCATCGCTCGCACCCATAATGGATGGCGTATTGCTTTTAATCTTTTATACTGTGCATCTTGCACAACTTTGAAAACGTAACAGCCTTTTAATGCATAGCAGCCGTAACACGTGGAGCCCTTAACATTTTGAAGCTTGCCCCCGGTCTTGCATTCTTTAGCCGGCAGGCCGTAAGCGTGGCCCGGCATCTTGCTGGGCTTGCTCAGGCTTCCTGTAATCTCTTTTGCTTTCTCAATTCTCATAATATCCCATAATAATTATTTATTCTTACTTGTCAACTTTTTTTTTCTGCTTGTGAGCTCGGGGCCCACCCTCCCCCCCGCTCGCGGGCTTGCGCCCGCGCACCGGTTGAAAAGATAAATTGACCAGCCAACGCCAGACTGTCTGTGTTCTAGCGGCGGCGGCGCGTTGACTGATCCCTGGTCCAGTAGTTGCCCCGCGGGAGCTTATCCGGCACGTAGCTACTGGACCAGGGATCAGCAGGACCGAGACAGTTACGAGAGGTAAACAACCCTATCTCTTCTCCATCCCGGACCTCGTTGAAGATTAGTCAGATCCCTGCTGACTATTTATGAATTACGATCCATAAATTCTTTTACTTTTTTTTCTGCCTCTGCTTCCATTTCGGCATCAGTTTTAGTAAACCAAGGTTCACCTAAAACTTTGTTAATGCCTCCATAGTATTTCTTTTGAAGCTCTTCCAGGTAGTCTTCATAAAGACCAATTTCAAGCGCTTCAATTTTTTGGTCGCTCATACATCTCCAATCTTTTTTCTAGCTCTAAAATTTTAGTGGCCATTGCATTTTGATTGTCTTGCATTTCTTTTAAGAATTCAGCTAGTTTTAAAATACCATCTGCATTCTTATTGATCATATCTAAACTTTTTAGACTGACATCTGCTAATTGTTTAAACATATATTTATCCTTTCTTTAATTAAACTAGTAATAACATAATATCCCATAATGTAAAGTACAATAATGTCGCATACACGCATAGGTTGTGCTTGTGACCTCGGGGCCCACCCTCCCCTAAAAAAAAATAAAAATAAAGATTGACTTAATTTCCGAGGTATGGTATAAAATCCCATAACATAAGAAAGGATAACACAATGAGTAAAACAATGACCAAGTATCAGCTTGACCATTTTAGGGACAAGGTGAAAAGGCAGTTTAACCCAATGATTGACGAGCAAGAGTTATTGGTTAAACAATTTAAAACTGAAGCAACTGACAAAGCGGTTGCAAAATTATCTAAAAAGATTGGCGCAGAAAAAATCATAGATAATTTTAGGAAAGCAGAAAAAATGTTAGAGGAAGCGAGAGCAACAGCGCTGACATTTTTTGAGAAGAAAAAACCAAAAGATCAAGAGCTTAATTATAAGTTTAGAGAACAGGGCTCAAGATATGCTGACCGATTGGAACTATCCGATTGTGAGGATCAACTGCGGGAGTGGGCTTCAACACTTGCTGAACGTGAGATTGAGAGAAGACCTGAAGGCGCTAAACTAAAACAACTTAAAGACCTTAAAACAAAAGCTCTTGATGTTGTTATGGAAAGCGGAACGCCTGATAGTCTTGCACTAGCTCTTGACAATGTATCTAAAAAGATTGGATTACGTTGGAACCAAGACCTCCAAGCACTTCCAAACTTTAAGCAATAACACTTGACTAATGTTATGGGATTTGATATAAAATCCCATAACATAGAAAGGATAATATGATTGACAATATAAGAATAGGCCAGAAGTTTATTATAACTTATAGACCTAATACACATAACGGCGTTGCTAGACCGAAGCTAAAGAATGGCAAGGATACTAGACAAATAACTAGACGTGCTCAATGGAATGAGAAGTGTTTAATCAAGCGCGATCAAGATAATAATATTAGATACATAACTTATTATGATTTAGATCAGCAAGGTTATAGGTGCGCGGTTGGTAAAGTCTGGATCACTAGCGAGGTTGCATAATGA